CCTGGTGATTGTTCTGGACCAACAGAAGAAGAACTTGCTGCAATCAAAGCAGAAGAAGAGCGTATCGCAGAGGAAGAGCGTATTGCAGAGGAAGAACGATTAGCTGAAGAAGAGCGTATTGCTGAAGAAGAAAGACTAGCTGAAGAAGAAAGACTTGCTGAAGAGAAGCGTTTAGAAGAAGAGCGTATTGCTGAAGAACTAAAAGCACAGGAAGAAGCTGATGCCTTAGCTGAATTAGAAGATCTTGATGTTGAATTATCTGAAGAAGAAGTAGAAGAGTTTGTAGAAGTAGTTAAAGAAGTAGAAGAGTTTGTAGAATCTATTGTTATAGAAGAAGAAGTAATAGATATACCTGAAGAAATTATAATTATTGTAGAGGAGAAAGAAGAAGATGACATTGTTATTGTGGTGGAAGATGAAGAAGTGGTTGAGGAAGTTTTGGTTGAGCCAATACAGGAAGATGTTGAGGAGAAACCTAGAGAAGAACTTTCTGAAGAAGAAGTCGTTGTCGCAGTATCTGAAGTTGAAGAAGTCGTTGAGAATATCGTTGTTGAAGAAGCCACCACAGAAGAAGTAATAGAGGTTATAGAACAAGTTAATGATGTTGGTGTACAAAACTTAGATAAGGCAACAGAAGAAGTACAAGAGATAGTACAAGCAGTAGTAGAAGAAGCTATTGAAGATGTAGAAGAACTTACAGAAGAACAGGTAGAAGTTGTAGCAGAAGTATTACAGGTAGAAACAGAAGATGTTGAGATTATTGCTGAAGCTGTAAAAGAAGATGAGGTGGTAGCAGAGGCAGTAGAAGAATATGTAGAGAGAGCAGTAGAGAACGCTAATGTAGAGGATTACACACTTGCTGATGTTGTTACAGAGGTACAGTATGAAGCATTTTTAGAAAATCCCATAGAAGTATTAGTAGATTTTGACAATATAACAGAGATAAACTTGTCAAACATATCTAATGATATGACACAGGATCAGAAAGAAAAAGCACAGGAAGTCGTAGTTCCTGTAATCTTGACTAGAATAGCTAGTATGGCTGCGTTTGTATTTAGGAGAAGCTAATGATTAAGAAATTATGGTCTTGGTTTGTACAAGCAATTAAAGAAACACTAAATCTTAGTTGGACTTTAGTTGGTTTAGTTATTGCAACACTTACACTAACTGGTTCTGCCCAGCAAATCACAGGTTTAGCGACTATAATAACTTTAGGCATATGGTTATTAACCATAGGTTTTAGAAAAGGAGAGTAATATGGACTGCTGTGGTAGTGGTTGCTGTGGTGGTTCTTAATGTGCATATCATATATTGATGAGAAAGGAACACACATTAATATATGTGATTGCAAGTTTGGAGATATAGGTGAAATTACAAGTTGTTAGAACACAGTTTGGTACTGATGCAACAAATGGTTTGTTGTTTGTAGATGGTTTATTTGAGTGTTATACATTAGAGGATCAATACCAGGCAGTAAAAGTTATGCACGAAACCTGCATACCTGAAGGAACATACGACATAAAGTTAAGAACTGTTGGTGGATTCCACGAGAAATACAAGAAAAGATATGGTAATGACCACTATGGTATGTTGCATTTGCAAGATGTACCTAACTTTACCTATATACTTATACACGCAGGTAATACAGATGAACACACATCAGGTTGTCTAATTGTAGGAGAAAGTCAGCAAGATTTAGACATAAGCAAAGATGGATTTATAGGTCATAGTGGCGTAGCATACAAAAAGCTATATAAAAAAGTGTCAAAAGAATTATTGTTAGGAAAAGATGTAACAATAGAGTACACAACAATAACTAAGTTATTAGAGAAACCATTAGAGGAAGCCTCTAGTACAGACATAGGTGTTGCTAAAGATGTTATGGAGAAATTGCAAGAGATTAATGGTAATGTCATACAGACACAAGCTATGTTGAGAGGTAGGATAATTAGATAATGTTTGAAAGATTTAAAAGAGCAAGAAACCAGGATGGTACATTTAAGAAAGATGTATGGTGGACACCTTGGTCTGATTCGTGGGAGTATAGAATGAGCGAAGACCTCAAAGATATGCTTGAGAGAACTGGATGGACCTTCATTGAAGCCTTTATTGGGGCTTTAACTGTTGCTCCACTGGTTGGTGTTGAGGCAGAAACACTTCAGCTAGCTGCATTAGCTGGCGGTGGTGCTGCATTAGCCGTCATCAAGACATATGCTAAAAAACAAATAACTAAGTAGCTGAAAACGTCATATCCTTCTTGTATAATAGATTAACAAGCAGAAGGGCTGCATATGACAAAGAAAAAAGACTTAGGTAATAATTACTTTCGTTCTGGATGGCAACCATCAGCAGAGATTGATGAGCAATCCGGTCTTGGCGAAATAACACACGTAGGAACTGACCCTGATTACAGGAATAAGTTTGATTCTATTCTTAAAGAGTGGGGTTTCAATCCTGAGCACTATGAAATAGATGGGAAGGTAAAAGCTAGTTCCTGGATGACCCAAATGAAAGGCGGTAGAGTTGAAACGTTCTACGCCTTTAAAGGTATTGTAAGACGTAAACATCCTGCTCGTGATGAGTGGTTTGATGTGTTATTAAAAGATATATCAAAGAAAAAACCACTAAAAAAGAAAAAGATTACTAGCAAACAGGCATTTATATGGTGTATGAGTGATTGGCAGCTAGGTAAAGATGACTACGGAGTAGAAAATACCCTTAAACGCTACGATTTAGCCCTTCAAAGAGGAGTAGAGCAGGTTAAGGCACTAGGTGGCGTAGACGAAATTTATTTGCTATCTATGGGCGATTTAACAGAGGGTTGCTACGGATTTTATGACTCGCAGCCATTTAATATATCACTTACACTACAACAACAGTATCACCTAGCAAGAAAACTAATTATGAAGACTGTTGATACATTTTTACCCTATGCAAACAAGATTGTACTCTCTGGAGTTCCTGCGAACCACGGAGAAATGTCTCGTAGTAGCAAAGGTCAGGTAGTGACTAACAGATTAGACAACTCTGACACTATGCACATAGAAATATGCGGTGAGATTATGGCACAGAATCCTAGATATAAAAAGGTAAGCGTATCAATACCAGAGGGATTTCATCACACATTAACTATCAAAAATTTGACATTGGCTTTCAGCCACGGACATATGCACGCAGGCGGTTCGGGTCCTGAAGCTAAGATAATGAAATGGTGGCAAGGTCAAATGTTTGGTCACTTACCACCAGGAGAAGCAGATATTTTAATTACCGGACACTTTCATCACCCAAGACTTATGCAACAAGGCAATAGAACTTGGATGCAATGCCCATCCATAGACGCAAGCACAGATTTTACAGCACGCACAGGTATGTGGAGTAAGCCTGGTGTCCTATGCTTTACCATAAGTAAAGAAGGATGGGATAACTACAAAATCGTTTAGTTATTCTTCTTCTTGTTCTACTGTTGTAAGCACTTGTACATTAGGTAGTATTGCTAATAGTTGCAGTTGCCCATTAGATAACATTATGCTTTTGCCCATAAATAATGGTTGCTCTTTATCATCTTTTCTTCCTAACAATTCTGCAATCAACATACCTGTTGTTGCTTTGCTTAACATTACATCAATCATTTGTTCTCCTTAATATTCTCTAGCATAGCTAGTAAGTAGGTACCCTACTTCTTTTATTACTTTTTCTTTGTTATCAAAGTCTGTTGTTTTTGGAAGCCATCTCTTGTGCCAATTAAAAGCATAATCAACAGCAACTAAATCGTTTATATTCCAAACCAACAACTTTCTTCTGTACTCTGTTATATATATAAAGTCTCTGCCTGTTCTTGCAGCGTCCTCTAAATTTATATCAAACTTGTACTTCTCTATTATCCAAGAATCATACAACTTATCCCTTGATTTAATCTCTACTATGTACTCGCTACTCTGTGCGTCATAAGTAGAAAAAGGATTGTCCTCTACTTCAATCAATGGTTCATTAAATAAATGTATGTTGTTCCATCTATCTATAACTTCTGTTTGTGTTAACATCTATCACTCTCCTACAATCTTTGCAGTAGCCGTTCGCAATGTGATTCGGTTCTCCGTACAAATTATACTCACTTGCATTACAACTCTTACATTTCAAAATATATCGTCCTGTAATTCTTCATACTTACTGCTTATGTTTACTTTTCTTATCAATGCGTGGCAGGTCTCCCATTGCCATTTGTATGGGTCATCTTTGTCAGATTGTTTAAACCTTAGACCACAATACAAGTTCCCTTCCGTGTCCGTATAAGTAATCTTATCGCTTTTATTACACAGGTAAGGAGCCTTGCATTGTGTATCAGGCTCGGCAGGTACATCAAAGTTATGGTTTGGATACCTCTTTTTTAACTTGTCCTTTAATCTCTTGACATTAAATGACTCGCCAATAGGCTCCAAGTCCATTGTTATGAGCCGTCTTTAAGAGACCAAGTACCCGTGTCAACCCAATCAAAGATGTTGCTCTTGTTTGCTTTGCCACCATTAAGAAAATCTTTTGCTTTTTTAACAAGCTCTGTATCTCCTTCATCAGTTGCCTTTGCAATACAATCGTTAAATATCTTTAACTGCTTCTCGCTAGGTGCGTCTTTCTCCCAATCTCCGCTAGGTATATCAGCCATATCTCCTCCTATTTCTGTGACTAAACCACTTATATCATTTTTAATATCAGCAAACTCTTGTATAAAGTCTTTGACTTGTGTCTCTGACCAGACGTTTACGTCCTTATCAAAACCACTAGCTACAACTTTATCGTATGCTTCTTTTTTAAACTGTTTTCTAAATCTATCATCAGGCTCCATACCTAATAATATTTCGTTCAGTTCTTCTGCATTGTTAGATGGTACTGATAGAACAGAATCTGCAATATCTTCCATCTTCTTTTGCTCTTGTTTTGTTGGTTTGTGTATTGGTTTAGATTCAACCTTAACCTTTTTCATTTCTTCTTTTGTAGGTCTAGGTTTTTTTCTACCCTGATACTTCCAATTAGCTAAAGCTCTACCCAAAGCTGAGCTCTCTGCGTTTTCTAACCACGCTTCATTATTAGCAAATCCACCAAGCCCTTTGGTCTCTTGTGCTAACCCACTTGATACAGGTGTATTGTCATCTTTGTTAATGAATAGTTCAGCTTTTACTATTACCATAGTTCCGTCTGCACTTGCATTGACTACATCTGTATTAACTCGTCCTTCTGGATTGTCTTTCCAGAATTTTTTAAGGCGGTCCTCAACTAATTCATATTCATCTAAGTTAAACTTAGCCATTGTTTGCCTCCTCTTTGACCAAATTATGCACCATTTGGCGTGATAATCCCGTCATATCGCTTAGTTTCATAGCACTATACGAGTGTCTGCTGTACAAACTACGAATAAAATCGTTTCGTATAGGTATAAAATTATCTAATGCTTCTTTTAGCTTATTTATTTCGTTTATAGATTCTTGTAATCCTTCTAAATAAATATCTAATTCCTT